GCGCGAACGGAAATTGGATATGTAACTCACATATCTATCGGCGACGTCCGTTGTCTTAAAACACAGAGTCCTGGTCTTGCCGACCGGATCGATGAGCGTGAAGAATCCCTTTGTGGGCGTCAGACGGACGAAGTGGAACTCCATTCCTGTATATTGATATTGATACGTTTTTTTAAATAGCAACTTTCTCGTATGGCTGGGCGGTGTGTACAAGGAGGACTCGGTCAATTCGCGCGGGACCACGACATTCTCTCGCGTAATCGGCGAAGCAAATATGGCACCAACTCCACCGGAGACCCATGCGGGACGTACCGGTAATCCACCAAGTCGTCCTCGTCGAATCCCATGAGCTTCGCCGTGACGTACCGGTTCACGTCAAATTTGCGAACTATCCGAAGAGATATCGGATTGTGTGTGGCGACCATGGTGTGCACATGGGGTGCGGTGCACGAGTAGTGGAGGGCTTTATTGTAATTGTGATCTACGTGCTCCTTGGTGTGCAGGACATTTCTCTGTGTGTTGAGGTAGGCACCCCGGACTAACTTTGCACCCAACATGAAGCCATCTCTGTGTGACTGTTCTATGTCGCTCAAAAGTTCGTCGAATCCATCCCTCCGATACATTTGGTACGTTTTGTACACCCTCGGATGTTCTGTCGTGTTAAACCTGTGCATGAGTTCATAGCACGATTGGGGATACAAAACGTCCTCTGCATCCAGGGCGATGTCGACGTCTCTGGACTCGGCCAATTCCACGATTGACGCCACGTGCTCCCTCGCCGCGGACTCGTTTTGTCTCGAACCGAACGATGTAAACTTGAGGGCACACATGGATCCAGTGGGTATGGCTCTGATCATGGTTTTGGTAATTTCTTTGACGTAGTGTGCGTCCCGGAGGTCACAATTTTCCCTCGCGTAATCGAGGATGACCCTCTCACCCCTACGCTGGTACCGCTGTATCACCCCGGACAATTCTCGATTTGTCGCCGCGTACCGCAGCATGACATGACTTACAACCTCGATGATATAATTTTTTGAGCGCGTAATGTAAGGGATGTCATTGTGGGATGTGCTACCGTTGGAGATTCAGGAGATGATTTTATCAAAGTCGATCGACCTCGCGAGGGTTGAATACTTGAATACCGAGGGAAAGAAACACGAAAAGCGGAAAAAGCGACAGACTCGAGGTCTTTTATCCGCCGAAATGATCCGATATTGTATGCAGAGTACGACCGATCCGTATGAAATTTTGACGTGGGCCTTTCCATTGGAGATGCTCGAGCTTGAGATGTTGGTCGACCCACCGGTGGCGCGTGAAGTTTACGATTTTGATTATAACGCGTATTTTGACGAATGGCTCGAGCGCTGCGCCGTGTATATCGACGCGCCCGCAAACAGAGATAAATGGATCGTCCCGAGCGACGATCATTGGTTATCGATGTTCACACTGTTGAATGATTTTAAACGACGTTTCAACCACCTTGACCTTTTATCAGAGACTTTCTACGCGCGTAATGGTCTTTTCTTCTGGCTCGAGTTTCAGAAAGATCAAAGTGCGCATCTCTCCCGAGAGAAGCGACGATCCCTCCAATCCCTTGGCGTCCGATTGAGTAAGTTCAGGCCACGCACCGGCGATTAAAAAAATCTCATGCTATCACAACAACACAGCATCATCATGGTCCAGAGAGTTCCCAAGAGAAACCTTCGCACCGGCTTCATCGCCGAAAACAACGGTACCATGCGTATCATTCAAAGGCTCACGAGCCCGAGTGGGCGAGTTCGTACCGTGTCCAGACGGTGCGGCAAGGGGTGCAACAACGTGAACACCAACAAAATTTTGCCGGGTACGTACACGAAGCGCAAAACCGCGAATTATTACCCGCCGACGAAATGTTCGATGAAAAAGGTCAGCGGTGCCAAGACCAAGACCGGTCGCAAGTGCGTCGGCAACGGACGCAGTACGGAGAATCAAATTGCCGCGCGCCGAGCTTATAACCGCGCTTTTCGTGGGGTGAAGACGAAGTCCCCGCCGAAAAAGAAGACGGCGTCCCCGCCGAAAAAGAAGACGGCGTCCCCGCCGCTCCGCAGAGGCGGTCGCGTGCGCAAAGAGCGAGACTTCTACGGTAACTTCGTGCGTTATTGATCAACCCGCCAACTCGAACACTTAACTAATGTGAAACCTGATGAAAAGATAGTTGATGGCGGTATCATCATCTTTTCATCGGTGCGATGGTTTAAAAGAGATCGCGACTCCATAGAGTAGCGAACATGACCAGGACCTGTCAAACGCAGGACCTGCTCGTGCACAAACTACACGATGCTGCGCGTGTTCCTACTCGCGGTAGTGCTCGCGCTGCTGGATACGATCTGTATTGTGACACGGATTTTGAAATTGCCCCTGGACATCGCCATCTCGTCTCTACTGGCATTGCTATCGAGATTCCCGGTGACGGCGCATACGGACGCATCGCCCCGAGGTCGGGACTTGCGGTCAAGCACGGTATCCAAGTCGGCGCGGGGGTCGTCGACGCGGATTACAGAGGAGAGGTCAAAGTTTTACTTTTTAACCACGGGTCGGACACTTTTCTGGCCAAGGCGGGTGATCGCATCGCACAACTTGTCATCGAACGGTGTAAGATGCCCGCCGTGACCGTGGTCACCGCGCGCGCCCTGAGTGCGACCGATCGCGGTGCGTCCGGGTTTGGTTCGACTGGATAGGTATTGTATTTTGTATTACGAACCATACGCAACGCCGGCAAGCCCCTGCCTGATCCTGAGCACGTTCCAGTTCACGGCATACACGCGATGAAGCGTCGAGTTCCCTGCGCCACTCGACGGCGACTTCAATGAAATCTTCGCCGTGTCGACCCGAATCATGTTTAGCGACCCGCTCGGTTGGCTCTTATTCAAGTTAAGGGCAAACGGCCACGTGTACACGGGCACGCCGTCGAGCGCGGATGTCGGGAGACCGCTCGCGTGCTTCTCAGCGACGACCGTGTGATGATACACGTCGCTCATCGCATCGGACAAGGGGAGACCGTTGACGTAGAGCGTGGCCGATTCGAAGTTCCACTCGGAGCTCCAGAGAGCACCATTGGCCTCGCCACTAATTATGTGGAACGCCTTGCACGGATGGTTGAAAAACGTCAAATCGTAGTCTATGTCTGATTTTGACGCCGGTTGATATTGGACTTGAGTGATCAACAGGTCGTGCTGCGCGCCATTTCCGGTGAAAAACTCACGCTCGGCCTGGTCTAGGTACACGAACGTTCCGTACACTTTGGGCGTGACGCCGCCGATGTTCAAACCCGGTCGGCACTTGATGCGAATTTCGACGGGTGAGTTGCTCATCGCGATGAGCGGTAGAGCCTTGGTCCAATCCTGGCTGAAAAAGAACGGAATCACGTAGTGGTCGGCGCTATTGTTCGTACCCTTCGCGTTATCCATGACGTCGTTCGTCGTCACCGTGCACGACGCATCGCCGTCGCGGTAGAGCACGTTGTGCACGCCCTGGATGTACAGGGTGTCCATCTCGACGACCTTTTGACCGCCGATCCACAGGGATATTTCGGTGGGGTTCTGATCGCGCGAGTGTAAACCCTTGGTGTTGCTGCGCACAGATCCGACTTCCGGATACTCGATCCATACGTACGACAAAAGGTCCCCCTTGGACTGAATCGGGATGGTGACGTCCTGGTTGGCGGCGAAGGTGCCGATAAAGTTGAGTTGCTCGGGCTTGATTGAAAAGTTGGTGTGTTGTTTGTAATTTTGACGCCAGAAGCTAATAGTCGGATTTCCAGTAATATGGGAGTCCTGTTCGCCTCGAGCGACGAGAGAAACGAGACCCGACGACATTGTTCTTATAAAACATCAACATAAAAAAATCCCGAGTTGCGTCACAAAGAGGAGATGGTCGTCTTCCAGGCACTCACCTGGGAAGCGCGCGATGAGATCCTCGACGAAGACACGCTACAGCATCACATCTCAATATTCGGTAAGGCGGAGGACGGTCGTTCCGTGTGCGTCACGACACAGGTTCTTCCGTATTTTTTCGTGAAGCTCGGCGACGCCGGTATGTCCGTGGGAAGACAGATATACGCCGCTATAGATGAAAGATGCCCGAATGGGCTCGTGAGCTGCTCTGTGGTCCGCGCGAAAGACATTTGGGGCTTCACGAACAACGAGGAAACGAACTTCCTGCGCCTAGACTTTGCAAACCTCGCGTCGCGGCGACGCGCTAATTTCATCCTGAAAAAGAAGATCCATCTGCCCGGTGGTTCGCGCAAACTGCGCGTGTACGAATCGAACATAGACCCCGTACTCAGGCTGATGCACGAGACGGGTATTCAAAGCACGGGGTGGGTCGACGCGAGCGTGGCCTGTGTCAAGAACAACATAGCGCACGTCGACGTCGATCTCTTTTGCAGGGATTGGACGGCGCTCAAGCCGGTTGCGCGCGATTCGATCGCACCATTTGTTGTCTGCTCCTTCGATATTGAAACGAATTCTTCGACGGGAAAATTTCCAAACCCGGAGTTGCACATGGACGCGTGCTTTCAAATCGGTGCCTCCCTGTGTCGATTCGGTGAAGACGCACCGTACGATAAGGTCTGCTTTTGCTATAAAGAAACTGACCCAAACATCGGCGACGGTACGCGCATTTTGAGTTATGACTCCGAGAAGGAGATGCTGCTTGCGTTCACTGAGTACGTTCGACAGAGTTCAATCGACGTTCTCACCGGCTGGAACATTTTTGGGTTTGATCTCCAATACATTTACAAGCGTGCCGTGCATAACACGTGTGTGCACGATGTCATGATGTTTGGGCGGTTTAAAAACCGTACGTGTGAAATGGTCGAGAAACGACTCAGCTCATCGGCGCTGGGGGACAACACGCTTAAATTGATCCCGATGCCCGGACGATTCGTTTTTGATCTTTTTGGAGAGGTCAAGAAGGGGTACAAACTCGATAGCTACAAACTCGACAATGTTTCCAAGCTCTACCTGGGCGATTCGAAGATTGACATGCCACCGAAAGAAATGTTCGCCCGCTTCAAGGAGGGCGACCCCGTCAAATTGAGAGAAGTTGCAGAGTACTGCGTCAAAGACACACTGTTACCGCACCGGCTTTTAAAGAAGCTGTGTACCCTTCTTAACCTTCTTGAAATGGCTAAGGCGACGTGGGTCCCGTTATCTTTCCTCATCGAACGCGGGCAGCAAATAAAGGTCTTCAGCCAACTCACAAAAAAAGCACTCGAATCCGGTTTCAAGGTCCCGGCGTTGGAGTATGGGAGCAGCACGTCCGATCAAGGGTACGAAGGCGCCACCGTCCTCGACGCACAGAAGGGGGCGTATTATACACCTATAACCGCCCTCGATTTCGCGTCTCTGTATCCGTCAATCATGATGGCGCATAACTTGTGCTACAGCACGCTCGTCATGGATCACAAGTATGCCAACATCCCCGGCGTTGAATACGAGCAGTTCGGTGATCATCGATTTGCGCAGAACGTACCCAGTGTGCTACCCGAGATTCTGAACGACCTCAAAGCCTTTCGCAAACAAGCCAAGAAGGACATGGCGAACGCAGATTCACCCGCCATGAAGGAGGTCTACAATGGAAAACAACTGGCTTACAAAATCTCGATGAACTCGATGTATGGGTTCACCGGTGCAACTAAAGGCATTCTACCTCTCATGGAAATCGCATCCACGACCACGCGCAAAGGCCGCGCCATGATCGAGGAAACGAAAAACTACGTCGAGGCAAACTTTCCGGGTGCGAAGGTGAGATATGGAGGTACGTTACGTACGCACGCGTCGCTCGACTTCGACTGACTTTACTTTTTTTTTCAGATACCGATTCAGTGATGGTGGAATTCGACGTGGAAGGCCGTACCGGTCAGGCTGCCATCGACTACAGCTGGGAGCTCGGCGAACGCGCGGCGAAAGAGTGCACGGCACTTTTCAGGAAACCAAACGACCTCGAGTTGGAAAAGGTCTATATGCCGTATTTTCTCTATTCGAAGAAGCGGTACGCGGCAAAACTCTGGGAGATGGGTAAGACCGGCAGAGTCGAGTACAAATACACCGACGTCAAAGGCCTCTCGCTGGTTCGACGCGATAACACACCGCACGTCCGACGCGTGCTCAAAGAACTTCTCGATGTCATCCTCGAGTCCAGCGAAACGGACACGCCGATAAAGCTGGCGCGTCAGAGGGCCATCGAACTGCTCACGGGTGATGTTTCGAACGACGAGCTCATATTGAGTGCGCAACTCGGCGATCATTATAAAAACCCGAATTTAGCGCACGTCAAGTGTCGGGACCGCATGCGCGAACGGAAACCGGGTTCGGAACCGCAGAGCGGGGACCGCGTGCCTTACCTACTCATCGACACGGGCGACCCTAAGGCGAAAGCATACGAAAAGAGCGAGGATCCCGCGTACGTTCGTGAAAATTCTCTCGTGGTGGACTACCACTATTATTTCGTTAACAAATTCTTACGTCCTGTGTGTGATCTTTTGGAGCCACTGGTTGAAAACCCCAAAACTGAAATATTTGGCGAAATCATCGAATCGCACCAACCAAAGAAAGCATCGAAGAAGAAAAAGACGACGAAAGATCCACCACCCGGTCAAACGACACTCGATTCATGGTTTAAAAAGTACGCGACCACGACATGTAAAAAGTGAAATGGAAGTAGATGGGATTGCGGACAGTGTACGCGAGCTCATACTCACGTACACGCGGGCCGAAGTCGACCGCGCCATTCTCGCGTACGTGCGCATCATACACGGAGACACGGGAATCGATGTTGACCATCTGATGGCGCTCGCGCGACGGATCCCGGGCGCGCGCGTTCGAACGATGTGTCTAGGCGTTAACAGGAAAAATGGCAAACGGTGTTCAAACGAAGCGTGTGGGGATACGGGGTATTGTGAGCGCCATCTATCTCAGCATCCCAACTTTGCAGCTCTCGCGATGAACCCAACCACGACGGTGCCGAAGAGGCCGAAGATACATCACGAAGATGAGAACACGTTTAAAGAATTAGATACGTATCATCTCAGAAGCATACAGGACTAGTTAGTCGCCATGAGCAAAAGTCAGATTCTACAGAGGAGCATCGAAGACTTTTATGCCGAACCCCTGAACCGCGACACGTTGATCGATATTCTCGAAAAGAAAGACAGCGGCATCTCTTTACGGCAAATCGAATGGTTCATTACAAATTATTCGAAAAAGAACCAGACCTCATACGTGTCTTCGGACGGTAAAATATTCGCCGTGCACTCCAGCTACAAGGCAAGGTAAGATCTTTCGAGTTTTTCACTGCCTAAACCCTAAACCCCATGTACTTTAGCCTCGATGGGTATTCGAAGAAACTTTTCGACCCCTTTTGTCGAACGGCAAAGATAGATTTTCCGATCCCTGGAACCGGTCGCACGGTTAAGACGACACTCGCACAGCTTAATTTCCTGAAATGGTGTCAACAGAAGGGTATCATTGAATACATGCGCCGACACAGGGATTCACTCAAGCGCACTTGAAGAACCCGTCACCGCCTCCCGCATCTTACCGCCCTCGAATTCAAACGTCTGGTATCCAGTGTAATACATATGCATAGTGTAACTATTTTGAACCTCGTCTTCCAGTGTGATTTCAATGTTGGTTCGATCGCTCTTTAGCTGCGAAAAATCGAGATTGCCGCTCGGGTCGACCGTCGCCGGGTTCATTGAAAACGAGTACGTGTACAGATTTCGTATTGGACGCGACAGGCGGCGCTGATATGGGACGAGGTACTTGTAAAACGCGTGCGTCGAAGACGTGATATCGGGAAGTGGATTTCCATTGATGTGAAAGCGAGCACTCTTCAAGACGGGATTGAAAAAGGTGTTCAGTTCGTCGAAATCCGTGTCCCTGCTCCAATTGAACCTGTTATGTACGTAGAGACGACCCTCTTCGGTCTCCCCGACAGCGCCGACGACGGCGGGATCTTCAAATCGCCTGTCGCGAAAGAACCAATGGAATGCCTTGACTGGTATCGACGGCACGAGCTCTTGTTTTAGAATCTTTGGTGAATTCGCATCGATGTCGAGCTCGGGGTGTCGGCGCACGATGTCCGTGACCAACACGTGTCGCTGTCTGGCTAGAAAAAGCCGCTCGTCGGGTTGTAACGTGATCTCTTCGGTGACGATGTCAAAACTGGAGAGCGATAGCACCGCCGCCGTGTTCGCGAAAAACGTCTGTGGGTGAAATTCGAAATCGAATTCCACCTTTTGCCGGTGCATCGCGCACAGTGGTAGATACGGTCGATTTGGTCGATTCGAACTGTACTCGTCGGTCGCGTATTTTCTCGAAAAAAAGAAGTTGAGTGGGATGACGACCTCGCTCTCGTATCGCGCGTCTTCTTGATTCGTCTGACTCGCGTCGAACGCGAGCGACCGGTTTACCAGGAACCGATTCGCAACTTTCTCGCTCGTTTCCAGGTACAATTCGTCGAAAATCACACCCCAATCTCCGTGGAACACTTCGACCTCTGTCTCGTCGACGCGCATGGTCACCGACTTGAATATGTGCCGCCCGACCTGGTCGGCGTAGTTCTCGCCGTTGCCGAGCGCCGGCAGGGTCAAAGATACCCACATGTTCGCGAGCATGTCGCCCATCGAGCGAGGGTCGAATTGGACCTTGATGGAACGCTCGCCGAACGGCCACGTCGACGGGTTACCCGGGCTCTTTACATTCCTGCTTCTATGATATTTGCGGAATTCACTGTGTCGCTCTGTTTCTCGGACAAATACCGAGTCCGCCGCGTCGTTTGATAGGAGATGGGCTTCCTGGGCACCGAGTGCGTTGAGCGAAATGACCGCGGCTTCTCCGCTCATATCTAGATGTAGACGTGATTATTTTTTTTACAATACACGCACATGAGCTACAATCAAGACAACTTTCAACAGGAAATCAAAAAAGTTTTTGAGCGACAGTCCGTGGCGTTCTAGGTGAAGCGGTCGGGATGTCTGGTGCGAGACGATTCCCAAAACGACGACTGCAATCACCTGAACACACAAATCTGCCTGAGTCCACGATCTATGTAACTCGGGGTTCAAGATCACCGCCGCCGTCATGACGAAATCGCACAGCATCTCACACATGAGATGTTGCAATGCGTACGTTTCAACCATTTTGACACCGTCGTTTGCACACCGGGGCACTAGTGTAAACATCGGATCATCAACTAGAAACAAACGTAGGCAATACACAAACCCATCGACGACCAATTTCACACACACGTTCATTTGTGGCACAACAGCAACACTCCACAGAAAACAGTGAACCGCACACGCGACACACGTGAGTGCACATATCGTCGCGTGACGCGCATTCTTCATTCTTAAGATTCGTCCACCGGTGGTGGTCCACTTCGGTATCGACGGTAACATGGAATGTATCCGTACGAGACCCACGTGGAACAGTGATTGGATCACGACAACACAGCTGAGAACCACCCCGAGAGACGACTTCGACCACGAGCACCATCCCAAACGCACGATGTGCCCGGAGACCGCGAGGGTGTAAAATGCGCTAATAGCACTCGACCACGCGGTGTGACAACCGACAGTCTCGCCGTAAAAGTGTTCGTTATCTTCCATTCCTTCGCACAGCGAAAGAAACCATTGGGTGATTCCGTTTCTATACTCCGGTGGTGATATGCCGGAAACGTACGATCGCAGTCCGAACATGCACCTGATTGAATCGTAGGTCATTTTCACCGCGATGGGGAGCGTCGTCAGGGCGGTGGACCGACGACCGAAACAACTCACCACGGCGACGGGGCACGCGATTGCAAAGAACGTCGCGCCCAGTGCGATGATTTGATCCGCGCGATGCTCGTCTTCGTCCACGGGCTCGCCGTGACGATGTTTTATATTCCCTCGCGCGAGGATGCCATCGCGCTGACGAAGCGACTCTAGCCCCGAAATCTCCGTCGCGGCGCTGCACCTCGTCTTCCCTCGGTAGCGCGGTCGCGGCCTCGATGACGACGAGCTCGCGTCCGCGTCTACATCGCATCGTCGCGCGGGCATCGCCGCGTGATCGGTTGTTCAAGTTTTTCGATCAACAGCGTGCGTGCGCGCGTGTTTGCGGAGACGGTGCGCGCGTGGCGTGTGTTTGCGGAGACGGTTTTGGGGGCGCGCGGCGGGCGATTGATTATTTTTTTTAGCCGATTGGTACTTGAGGTGGGAATTGTGAGTTTGATGTATGTGTCTTGTACTACTACTTGACCATACTCAGGTCGTCCAAAAGCATATCTCGCGTATCTTTTTCGATCACGAGTCGTAACCTAGTGTTGAGCTCGTCGACCTCTCGCGTCAACTCCTCGATGGCATCCTCTGTGTATTGATGTGTTTTGATGTCGAGCAAGTACGAGTAACTGCCGTGTTTTCTCGCGTATGACTTTTCAGCAATCTCCGCCTCGAGGTCGACGCGACGACGCCTAAAAACCACGATGTGCCCAGATACGACATCTGCGATGAAACGCGCCTTGTTGTTGGCGACGTCCGCCCTCTCACTCAATTCCATCACGATGTTTGCCTTTCGAAGACGGTAATATTCCATTCGAATGTCCACGAAATCCCGAATTATGTCCTGCGGCGACGCGTACTTCCTGATGCCATGAATCGGGTGAAAGAGGTGCATGTTCGTCAGCCTGAAGGTTTTTCGGAGCTTTA